CTCAAGGCCTGACTGTTGACTATGGTTTTGTTTCAGAAGCAATTTTTTACAGCATTGATTACGGAACACTATAAATACAATTATGTCAACACAAGTCCAAATACGAAAAGGTAATACAATACAGACAGCAGCCTTTACTGGCGCTATTGCTGAGATTACTGTAGATACCGACAAAAAAACATTGGTTGTCCATGATGGAGTAACTGTTGGTGGTATTCCTTTAGCTAGAGAGAGTGCTTTATCTGCGAATCAAGTTTTTTCTCAAGCAGCATTTAATGCAGCCAATTCAGCTGCTACATTATCAGCAGCTACCGATTTAACTCAAAACAATTCCATAACGGCCGCTTTTTTAGCAGCTAATTCAGCTGTTATACTATCAGATGCTACCAATTTAACTCAAAACACTAGCATAACAGCTTCATTTATTGCTGCTAATTCTTCTGGTGTATATGCTAATGCTGCGTTCATTCATGCTAATGCATCTTTTGCTTTTGCAAATACTATATCTGGTGGAGCCGCAATTGATAATGTTGCTAGAAGTTTAGCCAATTCAGCTGTTACATTATCAGATGCTACCGATTTAACACAAAATAATAGCATAGCAGCTGCTTTCACTAGAGCTAATAATTCTATTAGTGCAAATGCAGGTGGTACAATTACAGGCGATTTAGTTGTCACGGGTAATTTGACAATTAGTGGCCAAACAACATATGCAAATACCATATCTGTTCAACTTGGTGATAATATTATCACCCTTAATTCAGAGACACCAACTTCATTAACACCAACAGAAAATGCCGGTATTGAAGTTAATCGTGGTAATACTTTTGCTAACTCATCACTATTGTGGATAGAATCTTCTGGTAAATGGCAAGCAAATAGTGGTTCTTCAACTGGTGCTTATTTCCTTGCTAGTGAGTCTGATGTTACATCTGCTTTTTTAGCAGCCAATTCAGCTGCTACTCTTTCAGCTGCTACTGATGCTACTCAGAATAATTCTATAACGGCTGCATTTGCACAAGCTAATTCAGCTGCTACATTATCAGCTGCTACTGATGCAACTCAGAACAATTCTATAGCAGCTGCTTTTACTCAAGCAAACTCAGTATATTTACCTTCAGTTACTCGGTTAAATGTAACACATTCAGGTGCAAGCGCTTATTTAATTGATCAATACACAGGAAATAATCCAGAACTTTATATACGAGCTGGTGAAACTCTTGCTTTTAATTTAAACGTAACAGGTCATCCATTTTTAATTCGTGTTTCAAATGGTGGTGCTAATTACAATACTGGTCTTACTCATGTAACAACCACAGGTACTGTTACAACAGGATCTAGTGCTGAAGGCCAAGTGGCAGGCACACTTTATTGGAAAGTTCCAGCTGAGTTAGCAGGAAATACTTATGTTTACCAGTGTTCGATTCACAGCGGCATGGTTGGTAATATTGTTATTGAACGACCTAATCACGACTTTACCAATATATCTGTAGCTGCAGGAACTTATGGTAATGCAACTCATTATGGTGTTGTTACTGTTGCTGCTAATGGTCGTGTGACTTCAGTATCAACATTCCAAGTTGTAGATTCAAGTGCATTAGCATTCTCAATTGCTTTAGGATAAAACATGGCAAAACCAACCACAAGAAAATTATTTAAAGATTATTGCCTACGTAGGTTGGGTTGGCCTGTCATTGACATTAACGTAGATGATGATCAAGTAGAAGATCGTATTGATGATGCCTTATCATTCTTTCATGATTATCACTATGACGGTACTGAAAAAATCTATATGAAACATAAAATAACGGCTGATGATATTAATCGCCGTTGGATTCATTGTCCAGATGCAGTCATTTCTGTGACTAGAGTTTTTCCATTTGATGACTCAAATTCATCCATTAATATGTTTGACTTGCGTTATCAATTGCGTTTGCACGACTTATATGATTTTACATCGGTGAGTTATGTGTCATATGAAATCACTATGCAACATATTGCAACATTAAATATGTTGTTCTCTGGTCAACCACAATTCAGATTCAATCGTTTGCAAAACAAATTGTTTTTAGATATTGATTGGACTAGCGATAGAGAAGTTGGTGAATATGTTATCGTTGAATGTTATCGTGCAATGCAACCAGATACGATCACATTGACTGGTACATTTGCTGCTAATACAACTTCAAACACAGTTACAGGTACAAGTTCAATTCTAGACCAAGAAGTTTTAGAAAATGATATGATTACAATCAATGGTGAAGAAAAACAAATACGACATATCAATTCACCAACTGAGTTTGTATTAGTAAGTCCAGTGGCAACTAATGTTGCAGCTGCGACAATAACAAAAACAGGAGTATCTGATGTTTGGAACGATAGATTCTTAAAAAAATATGCAACCGCAAAAATCAAATATCAATGGGGTTCTAATCTAAGTAAGTTTGCTGGCATTCAAATGCCTGGCGGAGTCACACTTGATGGTCCACGAATCATGCAAGAAGCACAAGCTGAAATTGATAAGATTGAAGAAGAAATGTATACAATGGGTAGTTTACCAAGTGAGATTTTTGTAGGATAAAAATGGCAACAAATGTCTATTTTAATCCGTTTCCCAAGAACATAACTTCCGAGCAGCTGCTCGTTGAAGATTTACTTATTGAGGCAATGCAAATCTATGGCATGGAAGTATTCTATTTGCCTAGAAGTAGCCGTGATCAAGTAGATTTTTTATATGGTGAGGATACACTAAAACAATATACCGAAGCGTATACAATTGAAATGTATCTTGAAGATGTTACTGGAATGGAAGGTGAGGGTGACTTCATCTCTAAATTTGGATTAGAGATTAAAGATGAAGTTACATTATTAATATCCCGTAGAAGATTTGCTGCAACAATACCACAAACAAGACCTAATGAAGGTGATTTAATTTATGTACCTTTAGTACAAAACTTTTTTGAGATTACTTTTGTAGAGCACGAAAACAATCAAGCAATGTATTATACATTAGGTCGTGGCCGTGGTGCCAACGTCTATGTGTATGCATTAAAACTTAAACAGTTTGTATTCTCTAATGAGATTATTCAAACTGGTATTGCAGAAGTTGATGAACAAATTAGAGATGCGTATCCAAGAACTCGTATTTCATTGTTATCTGGTTCAGGTACCTTTATTGAAGATGAGATAGTTTATCAGGGTTCTAATCTTGCATATGCAACGGCACAGGCTATTGTATATGATACGACTGGAAACTCTTCCATAGATATCATTAGAGTAATTGGAAACTTTGTATCTGGTAATGTACGTGGTAATACAAGTTCTGCAAACTGGATTATCAATACTGTTTCTGATACTGCAACAATGAATACCGCATTTGAAGATGTTGTTGATAACTCCAGAATCGAATCTGAAGCTGATGGTATATTAGATTTTACAGAAAACAATCCATTTGGTGAAGCGTAATGTTAGGTAATGCACATTTTTATAATAGAACAATACGAAAAGTTGTCGTAGCTTTTGGTACGATGTTTAACGACATTCAACTACAAAGATATAACAAAGATCGAACTCAGGCCTATGAAATATTCAAAGTACCTCTTTCTTATGGTTCAAAAGAAAAGTATCTAACTAGAATCACATCTGATCCTGATTTAACAAAATCAATTTCAACAGCTGTTCCTAGAATGTCATTTGAATTAACAGGAATGAGTTATGATGCAAGTAGAAAACTGCCGACAACAAATAGAAACTTTTCGGCTAACAATTCTACAACATCTTTACAAACACAATATTTGCCGGTGCCATATGACTTTGAATTTTCAATGTCAATCTATGTGAGAAACACAGAAGACGGAACACAAATATTAGAACAGATTTTACCATTCTTCACACCAGACTTTAACGTAACAGTTAACTTTATTCCTGGTATGGATCAAAAATATGATATGCCAGTCAAACTCAATTCTGTAAATACAACTACAGATTATGAAGGCGACTTTATGTCTACACGATTAATCATGTGGGACTTAACATTTACAGCAAAAGGTTACATTTGGCCACCAGTTCAGAATGGCAAAATTATTCGTCAAACTACAGTAAATCTTTATATCGATGTTACTGATGTAGATGGCCAAAAAGTGATTTTACATACTGCAAATGGTTTTGGTGTATTTACAACTGGTGAAACTATTAGAGTTAACAAAAGAGACCTTACTGGTGAAGTTGTTTATTTCAGTAACACTTCAACTGGTGTTTTTGTTGCCAACAAACTAAATAAACTTTTACAAGTTGGAGATGCGGTAACTGGTGATTATTCTAATGCAACATATGTTATTAAATCGACTGATATTGTACCAGTAAAAGATATGAAAGTTGTTACGGTACCAAAACCAATAACAGCTGAGATTGATGATGAATTTGGTTTCTCAGATACCATAACTAATTTCCCTAATGCATAATGAATAAATTGAATCAAACATTGTCAGAAGTTTTAGATGTTGAACCAATCGACTCTAAACCAATGACTCAACTAATCGCCTTCAGCAACATTGATGATGACGCTGAATTTGCTCGTCAAAACATTAGAGAGTTGATTCAAAAGGGTAATGATGCAGTAGAAGGTATTTTACATGTGGCAAAAGAATCTGAGCACCCAAGAGCATATGAAGTTGCAGCTAATCTAATCAAAAATCTTTCTGATTTAAATAAAGACTTGATGGAAATTCAGAAACGTAAAAAAGATTTAGCACCACAAGAATATAAAAATTCTGGTAATATTAATGTAGATAAAGCTGTATTTGTCGGTTCTACTACAGAGTTAGTCAAGTTTTTAAAGAACAATAAATAGGATTAGTATGGAAGAATTGATTGAACAATTAAAAGTTATTTTAGGTACAAACTTTGCGTTGTATCTGAAGTCGCACAACTATCATTGGAATATTGAGGGTAATAATTTTCCTCAGTATCATGATTTTTTGAATACTTTTTATAATGAAGTATTTCTACAGAACGATCCAATTGCAGAACATATAAGATATTTGGATGCATATGCACCAGGATCATTTACTAGATTTTTAGAGTTGTCTGTTGTAGATGAAGCAACAACTGTGCCTGATGCATTGACAATGATGATTACTTTGAAAAATGATAACGAAAGATATATCGTTCAACTTCGTGCTGGTATTGTTGTTGCTGAGGGTGCAGGTGAACCAGCTGTATCAAACTTCTTACAAGAATTGTTAGGTGCTCATCAGAAGAAAGCGTGGATGCTACGTAGCATTGTAAAGTAAATGTCTGATATTGGTTATCTTGGTAATTCGAATTTGAAAAAACCTGGTGTAGAAATATCCTACACCGAGGAACAAGTTGCTGAAATTATAAAATGTACTCAGGATCCTGTCTACTTCATTAAGACATATGTTAAGATTGTTAACGTAGACAGAGGTTTAATGCCGTTTGAGATGTGGCCATTCCAAGAGGATATGGTTAAAACATTTCATGAAAATCGTTTCTGTATTGCAAAGATGCCTCGTCAAGTTGGTAAAACAACCACGACTGTAGGTTATATGTTGTGGTCTGTATTGTTTCAGGATGACTACAGTATTGCTATTCTTGCAAACAAAGGCGCACTTGCTCGTGACATTTTGGGTCGTGTTCAATATGCATATGAATATTTACCAGTATGGTTACAACAAGGTATCATTGTTTGGAACAAAGGTAATATTGAGTTAGAAAACAAATCTAAGATTGCCGCATATGCAACATCAGCAGCTGGTGTTCGTGGAGGTTCTTATAACTTAATCTTCTTAGATGAATTTGCTTTCGTTCCTAAGAATTTAGCAGATGAATTCTTTACATCTACATACCCTGTGATTTCATCTGGTAAAACTACCAAAGTTATTATTGTATCAACACCATTTGGTTTGAATCACTTCTATAAGATGTGGGTAGATGCTGCGGAGGGGCGTTCAACATATAAGACGCTTGAAGTTCATTGGTCACAAGTGCCAGGTCGTGATGCGGCTTGGAAAGAAGAAACGATTCGTAATACTTCTGAAGAACAGTTTAGGCAAGAATTTGAAACCGAGTTTATCGGCTCATCAGCAACTTTGATTTCGGGTTCTAAATTACGTTCACTGGCATTCTATAATCCATTATACTCAGAAGAAGGATTTGATATATATGAGCAGCCTATACAAGGACACATGTATATTGCCAACGTAGATTGTGCAGAAGGTGTTCAACAAGACTATTCTACAATTAATGTGATAGATGTTACGCAAACACCTTATAAACAAGTGGCTAAATATAGAAATAATAAGTTGCCTTTGTTGTTTTTTCCAACTGTAATATATTCAATTGCGAAAAAATACAATGAGGCTTATGCATTAATTGAAACAAACAACATTGGTCAACAAGTTGTAGATATTCTCCACTATGATTTAGAGTATGAGAATATCTACAAGTTGGAACATCATCACATCAAGGGTCAAAGTATCTCTGGTGGTTTCAAAAGGGCAACATCGTTTGGTATTAAAACAACTAAAACTGTCAAAAAGATTGGTTGTGCTAACTTAAAAACGCTGATTGAGAATGATAAATTAATCATTAATGACTTTGATACGATTGCAGAATTAAATACATTCGTAAGAGTTCGTGATAGTTACGCAGCTGAAGAAGGTAATAATGATGATTTGGTTATGGGTCTAGTACTATTTGCTTGGTTGACAGCTCAAACTTATTTCAAAGATTCTACAAATATAGACGTTAGACAACTTATGTTGGCAGAACAAAATATGTTCATAGAAGAAGATTTGACTCCTGTAGGTATTATTGACGATGGGCGCCGTGAGGAAGTCTTAGTTGATACTGGAGATGTATGGACAGAAAAAGGATATCTATCCTCAAGATTCTAAAAAACTAAATAC